TACAAACGAACGCCTTAAAAAAATTTGCCCTTAGTGTACACGTTTCGTGTTGACTATATACACGAACCGTGTACATTGCTCCCATCAAATCGGGAGCAAGGCCGATGACGGAATATCTCATCAAGTTTCGGAAATATGCCGGCCAGTACGATTGCTGGGCTGAAAGCTCCGAACGCGCGAACGCCAGGCAGGATGCGATTCTCGAAATCGAGGACAGCGATTACGAGGTCGCTTGCGTCCTCGCCGTCGAATGCATCGACAACCGCTACGAGGCCCGGGATGTAACCGCGTCGGTCATGGCGGAAGTCGCCGATCGCGAGCAGAAGCGCCTCACCGATAAATACTACGAGACGCAGACCGATCTTACGCTCGATGCGTTTCTGTGGTGCCACGCGAAGTTTGCGAGGGCGGCATGACCACCGAAGCACAAGGGAAGCGGACGGGACGAGTACCAACTTATGTTCAGTGGGTTGGTGACGGTTACGAATATGGGATTGTTGAGCAATCTATTGATTGTCGGAAAGAAAAACTAATCTCCAAAGGCAAGTGCCGTAGCTTTGAGGTTGCTGATAGACGCCGCGCCGCCCTCTCACAGGTGCGCTCATGAGTGCGCAGAAACGGGAGGGGCGCAAAAGGGCGCTTGATTTATGTTGTTGCGCTGGCGGCGCATCTGTTGGTCTGTACCGGGCCGGTTTCGACGAAGTAGTCGGCGTCGATATTAAACCACAGCCACGGTACCCGTATGAATTTCATCAAGCGGACGCACTAACTTTTCCGCTTGAAGGGTTCGATTTTATTTGGGCCTCACCGATTTGTCAGCGCTTTACGGCGATGAAACACGCGCCCGGAGCCAAGGGCGATGCACACCCAGATATGATTTCGCCGCTGCGCGAGCGCCTGGAAAAGGCTGGCGTACCTTGGGTAATTGAGAATGTCGTCGGTGCCCCCCTGCGCGAGCCTGTAATTCTTTGCGGGTCAATGTTCGGCTTGGGCGCACAAGGTTGCCAGTTACAACGCCACCGATGCTTTGAAAGCAATTTCAAAATACCGCAGCCGAAATGCCGACACGATGATCGCCCCGTAATCGGTGTCTATGGTGGCCATTCTCGGCGTCGGGCGGCCTCTGCTGGTGGGCGCGGAACGAAAGATACATGGAAGGGTGGACATAAAACTGCGGCGGCAGAAGCTCTTGGCATTGACTGGATGACTCTCGCTGAATTGAGTGAAGCAATCCCGCCAGCATATTCAGAATTTATCGCCCGCGCCGCCCTCATCGGAGGCCGCCCATGACAGCGCAGGGGAAGCATACGCCAGAGGCATCAACCGCGCTGCTCGAAGAAATCTTCAAGCTCTGCCGGGAGCATGACGCTGTATCGCTCGAATCCGACAAGCAGAAGATCGCGCAGGAAATCATCGCCAAGACGAAACAACTCGAAGCGTTGCGGAGGGATGGCAAATGATCTCCCGTTTCCGCGCCTATGACGCCGATATGTTCGCGAAAACCTGCGGGCTTATCCTGTTCGCGATGGGGTTTCTGATCGTCGGCCTTGCGATCTATCTCTCGCAGGTTCCGGCATGAGTTCCATCATCCTCAACGGCCAGGTCGCACACGGCACGAAGCCGCGCCAGATGGCGGTTGACCTGCAAGCTCTCATCAACCGCACCGGCTGCGTCGTCGCCGTAGAATTCGACAAGGTGACGGTCATCGCCGGGCCGTCCAGCACCACCGAAACCATTCTCGAAAAATACGAAGCCGCAAAACGCCGTGGCGGCTCCGGTCAACTGGCTGTTGCCTGACGGCGCATTTGAAGGAGTACCAGATGAACGCACCACTGTTTCGCCCTGCCGAGAATACCTCGGCGTTCTTGAAGATGGGCCTTCTCGGCTTTCAGGGTTCCGGCAAGACGAAGACCGGCACCAAGGTCGCGATTGGCCTCGTCGAATTCATGAAGAAGAAGGGCATTCCTTACGCGACGAAGCCTGCCCTCTTCCTCGATACGGAAACCGGCTCCGATTGGGTCGAGCCGGATTTCAAGGCCGCTGGCATCCCTCTGCTCGTCGCCAAGACGCGCACGTTCTCCGATCTTCTCGCCGCGGTGAAGGAAGCCGAAGCGAACGGAAGCATTCTGATCGTCGATTCGATCTCGCACTTCTGGAAAGAGCTTTGCGACTCGTACTCGGCGCAGAAAGCCAAGGAGCGGAGGCTATCGACCTATCGCTTGCAGTTTCAGGACTGGGCCTATCTCAAAGGCCGCTGGGGCGAGTTCACCGACGCTTTCGTCAATTCGAACGTCCATATCATCCTCTGCGGCCGTGCCGGCTACGAGTACGACTACTTTCAGGACGATGACGGCAAGAAGAATCTCGAAAAGACCGGCGTCAAAATGAAGGCAGAAGGCGAGATGGGCTACGAGCCCTCGCTGCTCGTCTACATGGAACGCCATCAGGAAATGGACGGGAATTCCGTCGCCGGCGTCTATCGCTCCGCGACCGTCCTCAAGGATCGCTCGACGCTGCTCGACGGCAAGGAATTCCGTGACCCGGACTTCGCAGCCTTCATGCCGCATATCGAGCGGCTGAACCTCGGCGGCAAGCAGCTGGGCGTGGAAACCTCTCGCGCGACGACCCACGCGATCGACCCGCGCGACAGCCGCACCGTGCAGCGCAAGATCGTCATCGACGAAATCGGCATGTTGATGACGCTGCACATCCCCGGCCAGTCGGCACAGGACAAGACCCGCAAGGTTCGTCTTCTGCTCGATTGCTTCAACGCAGGCTGGGCTGAAATCGAAGAAGTCATGCCGCTGCAGGATCTTCGCGAAGGCTTCGACAAGCTGCATCGCGAACTGGAAGGCAAGCCGTCGAAATACGCCGCGCTGCTCGCTGGCAGCAAGGAAATGCTCGACGACAACCTTCCGGTGGCAATTGAGGCACCTGCGAACACTGTGCCGACTTCTCCGAAACTCGACGGCACCGGCACGGACTGGACGTCATGGGCGGGCAAGCTGCTTGCGCTCACGATGGCGTCGAAGTCGCAAGACGATCTGAACGCGATCGTTTTCGCGAATGCCGAAGCTACCAAAGCTTTTGAGCAGGAGGATTCCGCTTCTTATGCCCGTTTCGCCGAGCAGTTGAAAGCTCTGCAGGAGCGGTTTGCCGCGCAGGCAGAGCCGAAGGCCGAACAGCCGAAAGCCAAGCTCTCCAAAGCAAAGGAGCCCGTCGCAGCGTGAGGGACTTGGAACACGATATGGGTCTTGCGCTCGAATACCTGGCGCAAGACCCGCACCCGATCGGTGCGGCGCTCGGTAGAAAGGTCTATGCCGAGAACAACCGGCGCCGTGTCCGCTCGGTGCTTTTCAACGGCTCGATCATCGCGGGGCTTTCGGTAGCCGCGCGTGAAGCCGCTGCGGAGGCGCATCCCGATTATCTCGATGCGATGAAGCAAGAGCGCGAAGCCGCGCAGGAATACGAAGAACACCGTATGCGCGTCGTCACCGCGCGCGCCGTCATCGAAATCTGGCGAACGCAAAACGCCAATATCCGCGCATCGGAGTCTGTCCGATGAACGAACGCCTTCACATGCGCGAAGTCGAGGAATGGATCGGGAAGACTCCTGATACCCCGATCCCAACGCGCGTTCGGCTGCGCATCTTCGACCGCTTCGGAGGCCGCTGCTACCTGTCCGGCAAGATCATCCGCGCGGGCGACAAGTGGGATATTGAGCATGTCGTCGCGCTCTGCAACGGCGGCGAGAACCGGGAATATAACCTCGCGCCGGCATTGATCGCGCCTCACAAGATCAAAACGAAATCCGACCGCTCGCAACGAGCGAAGCGCGATCGCATCCGCGTCAAGCACTTTGGCATGAAGAAGCCCAAACGAAAGATGTGTTACCGCCGCTTCGACGGCACTCCGGTCAATCCGAACAACAGATGAATCTAACCGCCTTACTGGCGAACCGATTGGGAGATAACAAGGTGAGCAAAATCATCCGCACCAAAGATAAAGCCCACGGCGGCATTACTGCGCGTGAAAAGGCTCTAATGGATGGACACGCAAAGCTCTGGATCAGCCGGGCTATGCGAACAGATCCCATCGAGCCAGAAAAGATTATCCCGGCTATCGAAGGAATCTACGCCGCTGCTGGTCTGAAAAAGCCGCGCGTGATTATTGTCCCTTCCCCGCTCGTGATGGCGTTTGCGTATGGCGCATCGGCGGCGATTTGGTACGCAAGGAAGAACCCCAAAAAGGCCAACGCCACGGACAGCGCCACGGACAGCGCCACGTACAACGCCACGGACAACGCCACGGACGACGCCACGCTCAGCGCCACGCTCAACGCCACGCTCAACGCCACGCTCAACGCCACGGACAACGCCACGCGCAGCGCCACGCTCAACGCCACGGAC